AGTGGATTTATCAAGCTCAAATGAAGTTAAAAACATTCTTGGATTGAGCAATGGTGGCACTGCAAAAAGCATTGTGCCAAATGCAGGTGCAATAATTTGGTCGGGTGCTGACGGTTTATATGTTGGACCTGCTGGAACGGCTGGGCAAGTTTTAGTTTCTGGCGGATCTTCTGCGCCAACATGGGGTTCTGGTGGAGGATCTGTGACAACGGTTTCAGTTGTTAGTGCTAATGGTTTTGCAGGAACGGTAGCTAATCCCTCATCAACACCTGCTATCACGTTGACGACTAGCATTACTGGTGTGCTTAAAGGTAACGGTACGGCTATTTCTGCGGCTACTGCTGGCACAGATTACAGCGCAGGAACTTCAGCACTTGCAACAGGTATTTTAAAAAGCACAACAACAACTGGTGCATTGACTATTGCTGTTGCCGCAGACTTTCCAACGCTTAATCAAAACACGACAGGCACAGCGGCAAATGTAACAGGAATAGTCGCTGTCGCTAATGGCGGTACAGGCAACGCTAATGGTATCAACGGAGGCACATTTTAATGACAACAATTGAAGATTTAATAGACAAAATGTTTGAAAGCAGAAATGCTGCTCATGTTGAACACTGGAAAACCAAAAATGGCGAAGTTCATCGTGCGCTCGGATCTTATTATGAAGAAGTGATTGAAACTACCGACAAACTTGTTGAAGCATATCAAGGCACATTTGGTATTGTTGGTGATGTTGATGGTGAAGTTGATGACGTTACGCGATTAATTCATGATGATATAATCTGGCTTAACGAAAACAGAAGCAAAATTGCAAAAAATATTCCAGCACTTGAAAATATTATTGATGAGTTGACTGGTTTGCATATGACAACGCTTTATAAATTAGAAAATTTGAGGTAAGAAAATGTCACAAACAGGTTACACACCAATACAGCTTTATCGCACCACAACATCTGGTGCTGCGCCTACTGCTGGAAATTTAACTGATGGTGAGTTAGCCATCAATATTAATGATGCAGATGTGGCTTTATATACAAAAAATCAATCTGGCGTTGTTAAACGATTGATGAACAATCCTGCTAGTTTAAAATATCCAACAGTAGATGGCACGTCTAATCAAGTGATAAAAACAGACGGTGCTGGTTTATTATCATGGGTGACTGCTGTTTTATCTGGTGGTGCGTTAGGTACACCAACAAGTGGCACTTTAACTAACTGTACAGGTCTTCCTGTATCGACAGGCGTGTCGGGTCTTGGTACGAACGTAGCCACCTTTCTTGCTACGCCTACCTCTGCAAACCTCGCTGCCGCATTAACAGACGAAACGGGTACAGGGGCAAACGTATTTGCATCAAACCCAACCTTTCCTGCGCAGATCAATCTTACTGCAACCAGTGGCTATAATATTTATGCTTCGGGAACGGCTAATAATTATATGGCTGGAAAGCTATCTGTAGGGACTACATCAAACGCGCAGCCGTTAACGGTTTATGGCGCTAACGGTAGTGGATTTACTGGCGAACGTATTATTAATGGTAATAGTGGTTCTGGGATTGCCGGTGTTGAGTTTGTATCTGACTCGACTTACTCGAAAGCTGCTATTGGTCTTTTAAGAGATGCTGTAAATGGTGGCGGTGATTTAAATTTTTATAACTCAAGTAGCAGCGCTGCTTCTGACTGGACTACTAGTGACTTAAAAATGTCGCTTAGTAAATTGGGTAGATTAGCAATATCAAATGGTACAGACGCCATATGTTTGCAAATAGCAAGTCCGCTTACAGGTGCGGCATCTGCATATGGGTTGTTTCAGGTAAATAGCATTTCATCTGCGGTTACAACTGTTGCATACGGGTTTTTTAATCAACCTAGCGTTGATGCTGGTGCTACAGTTGCTAATATTCGACATTACTTTTCTTCTCAAGGTACATTTGGCTCTGGCGCGTCGGCTACAAATCAACAAGGGTTTTATGCAGACAGTTCACTCACAGGCGCAACCAACAACTACGGTTTCTATGGTGCTATAGCGTCTGGTACAGGCAGATATAATCTCTACATCGCAGGAACGGCTGATAATTATTTAGCTGGTAGACTGGGTGTAGGAACTTTACCATTGGCGTACTCAGCCGTATCTGTTTCTAATGCAGTCCCTACTGCGGCAACTATATCTCAAGTATTTGACATGGAGGGGACTTTTCCTAGCGGTTCAACAACTGGAGGCAGAGCATTTTCATCGCAGCCTTCTACACAAGCAGCATCATTTACGATGGGGTTTTTACAGCACTTCTATGCTAATCAAAATACGATTGGTGCGGGTTCTACTGTAACAAATCAATATGGCTATTATGTAGAAAGCACACTCACAGGTGCAACAAACAATTTGGGTTTTTATGGTGGTATAGCTTCTGGTACAGGCAGATATAATCTCTACATGGCAGGAACGGCTGATAATTATTTGGCTGGGAGTTTGGGGATTGGCACAGCTTCACCTAACGCATCCGCCATTCTTGACGTTCAAAGCACTACAAAAGGCGTGAGAATGCCTAATATGACGACTACGCAGAAAAACGCTATTTCTAGCCCTGCTGCTGGCCTTATGGTTTTTGATACCACATTAAGCAAGTTATGCGTGTACTCTGGTGCGGCATGGCAAACAATCACTTCAATTTAAGGAATTAAATCATGACAAATACTTACACATACAATCCAACTAACTTAGTAAAAGACCAAAATGGCTTAGTTATTGCCGTTAACTTTACTATTACAGCATCAAATAGCACTGACAGTTTTACTGTCAATAGCCAAACTGCGTTACCTGCACCAAAAGGCACACCTATCCCTTACGCGCAATTAACAAAAGAAGAAGTCATTGCATGGATTAAAAAGCTAGTAGGCACACAATCTGAATCATTAGCAGACTCAGAGCTTGCAGCGGCTATTGAACGCAAAGCAACACAAATTTCTAACGGCACACCTTGGAGCAACTAATGATTACTTGGAATTTATCTGAAGAATCAGCAAATGCAATATTAGGTATGTTAGGTCAACTTCCAACTTCGTCGGGTGCATACCCACTGCTTGTTGATTTAAAACAGCAAACTGATAGTCAAACTGAAGAAAAAAAAGCGGAGTGATACTCATGGGTAAAATACTTAAAGCGTGGAATTATATCCAAGCAAGATTAAAAGAACCTTCTACACACGCGAGTGTGGCAGCACTCGCTACGATGGCGGGTATGAATATTGACGCAGGTCCTGTGCATGATGGTTTGACTGCGGCTGGTGTATTATTTGGTGTAGTAGGGTTATTTACGTCAGAAGGTAATTAATATGACTAAGTTATCTGAGCATTTTAGTGAAGAAGAATTCATGTGCCACTGCGGGTGTGGTGAGAAGCATATCAACCCAAAACTCATTGAACTCTTAGAGCGCATTCGTGCATCCTTTGGCAAGCCAATTACCATTATGAGCGGTAGAAGATGTGAAGCACACAACACAAAAGTGGGTGGTGCAAAGCATAGCCAGCACGTCTTAGGTAACGCAGCCGACATTAAAGTAAAAGACGTACCACCCAAAGAAGTGCAAGAATACCTCATGAAGCATTTTGATGACGAATGCAAAGGTCTTGGACGCTACAAATCATTTACGCATATTGATGTGCGTGAAGGTAAGATCGCTCGCTGGAATGGATAACATTTTTGTTTTTACATTCATTTAAAAGTATAATTCAATAATACAGGTGCATGCTGAATCAGCGGCTAATACGACAAAACATACGGAGTATTTATGAGCTACAGCATGACCTACGACTCGTTGCTCGTAGACGTTAGACGTTACTTAGAGCGTGGTTTTACGCAAGAAAGTGACCAAATAGTCTATGATCAACTTCCTCGACTCATCACAATGGGTGAGCGTCGTATTGCGCGTGAACTTAAAATTGAAGGTTTTATTCGTGCAGTCACAACACCATTAACGGTAGGTGTTAACGTTTACATGAAACCCGACAGATGGCGTGACACTGTTAGCATGACTGTTGACGGCACGCCTATTTTTGCGCGTGCTTATGAATACATCAAAAATTACTGGCCAGATCCTGCTGAAACTGGAACGCCAGCGTATTACGCTGATTACGATTATCAACACTGGATAATTGCACCAACACCAGATACCGCACAAACATTAGAAATTTTATTTTACGAACAAGTGCGTTTTCTTGGTGATGACTTTCAAACCAACTGGCTTACCGAATATGCGCCAGACGTTCTTTTATATGCCACATTACTTGAAGCAACACCATTCCTTAAAAATGATGAGCGTGTGCAAGTTTGGCAAGCTATTTATGACCGAGCTGCGCAAGCACTTAATGGCGAAGATCTTAAACGTATCATGGATCGCACAGCGAACCGGAGTGAAGCATAATGACAACATATACCGAAGTCTTCGGTGGCGCAAATATTTATCCAAGCGAAATAAGCTACAGCGCGTTAACGCTTACGGCTGATGTTACGTTAAGCTGGCCAACTGAAACCTCTGCTAGTAATAATCTTGCTACGCGAATTATCAACATTTCATCAGCAACCGCTGGGTTAAGTATATTTTTACCAGACGCTGCAAAAGCAGGAACCGGTGAAACTATACTTTTTAACAATGTTGGTGCGCAATCTATTACGGTTAAAAATGCTGACGGTACACAAGTTGTCGTTGTTACCAGTGGTACGTTGTGGCAAATTTATTTAACTAACAACACCACTACAGCAGGCGTTTGGATTTCATTGCAATATGGCGCAAGCATATCAATTGCTAACGCTTCAGCATTGACCGGAACAGGAATTGTTGCAGTTGGTTCTTTACTTTCACAGTCAGTTCCTATCACAGCATTTAATTCAAATTACACGGCAACTGTTAATGACCGCGCAAAAATGTTTAACTGGACTGGCGCGGCTGGTACGTTAACACTTCCAGATCCAACATCCGTAGGAAATAATTGGTTTTTCTATCTTCGTAATTCTGGTTCTGGTTCAATTGTTGCTGATGCAGTTGGTGCAACATTAATTGATAATTCAGCTTATTTAAGTTTTCAGCCTGGAGAATCTGCCATTATTGCAAGTGATGGCGTTAACTGTTATACCATTGGGTTTGGTCAATCGTCTATTTTTACGTTTGACTTTACTATTATTCCTGTTGCTGGAAATGGTAATTATATTTTGACAGGCACAGAATTAAATCGTATAGCTTATCGTTTTACAGGCGCATTAACGGGTAACAGAACTATTATTGTTCCTGCAACAGTTCAACAATATTGGGTGGATAATCAAACCACTGGATCTTATACTTTTACAGTAAAAACATCGTCTGGTACGGGTGTTGTTTTAGCTACCAATGAACGTGCTATTTTATATAGTGACGGTATTAATGTTATTCGCGCAGATACTTACGGGGTATCTTATCCAATTTCTGTATCACAAGGAGGTACTGGAGCAACTTCCGCTGGATCTGCACTTTTAAATTTAGGCGGCACATCGGTTGGTGTTGGGTTGTTTACAGCATCATCACAAGCGGCAGCTTGGAGTGTTTTAGGTGTTGCGCAGTCTGGAAATGTTAACGGTGGTACATACTAATGCCAGAAAAAACGATTATTTTAAAGTCAGATGCAGGAATCAAACGCGACGGTACTAAGTTTGATGGCAACAATTATACAGATGGACAATGGGTTCGTTGGCAACGTGGTTTGCCACGCAAAATTGGTGGTTATAAATCCACACAAAAGTATTTGACAGAAATTAGTCGTGGTTTTAGTAATTTTACTCAAATGAATTTCATTTATTGTCACAGCGGAAGTGAAAATTTTTTAGAAAGGTTTACTATTGATTCAACCGGTAATAGTTCTATTGTTACAAATAGAACACCTGCAAGTACCTATGCGACTGGAAAAGTAACTTTAACAAGTGGATCTGCTGGTTCAGTTGATAGTATTACTATAAATGGCGTGAACACCATGTCTGGTTCTGTTGCTTATACGACAAGTTTAACGGCAACAGCAACAGCAGTGGCGGCTAATATTACTGCTCATGCTGCTGGATACAGTGCAACAGCCTCTGCTGGCGGAATTATTAATATTACAGCTACGTCAGTTGGATCAACGGTTAATAATTTACCAATTGTAACGGTAACAACAACCATTGTTGCTGATTCTGGTGATATGAATGGGGGGTTCTTTGCATCTCAGTTGCCAAATGCACTTAATATGTGGATGTTTGATTATCAATATGACTCATCTACCAATCAAAATTATTTGTTTGCACATGTATCACAAAATTTAAATTCTATTTCTAACGATGCTGGCGGATATATTTTCTTTGGTGAAGTGCTTGGCACAGGTCAACTTCAATATATTGGATTGCCACCAGATGCAAAT